ATGCGCGTGAACCTCGACTCGTATCTGCGAGCCAACACCACCGACCGGTACGCCGCCTATACCCAAGCGCTCGACCCCGAGACGGGGTGGATGACGCGAGACGAGGTGCGAGCACTTGAGGAACTGCCGCCGTGGGCCGATGTGGCGCCCGCTGCCGACCCGTCGACCGTGCCCGAGGCCGACGACACCGCCCCCGACCCGCAAGCGCCGCAGACGCCCGCAGGCGAGCCCACAGACACCACCGAGGACGTGACCCCATGACCGACGCCGCGCTGTTCGCGCTTGAGATCCGCAACGCCGCCACCGCCACCGCCACCGACGGGCGCGAGCGCCACACTATCGAGGCGCTGTGCGTGCCGTATGACACCCCGACCCGGCTCACCGAGCACGGCGCCGAGGTGTTCGCCCGCACGGCGTTCACCGATCTGCTCGCCTCGCCGCAGACGTGGCCCAAGATCCGGCTCGTCGACTCGCACCTCGACACCTCGATGCGCCGCCCCGTGGCTAAGGCGGTCGAGTTCCGCGACGAGCCGGGCGGGCTCGGTGCCACATTCCAATTTTTCGACACCCCGACCGGGCGCGAGGCGTGGGAAAACGTTGCCGAGGAAACCTACGGCGGCGTGTCGGTGGGGTTCGTGGCGCTCGCCGAGGGCAAGCGCGGCGGCATGCGCGAGATCCGGTCGGCCCGCCTGCACCACGTCGCGCTCGTCGACGAGCCCGCGTATCAGGATGCACAAGTTGTCGCTAAGCGTGCCGCACTGTCACGAGATGCCGAATTGCGCGAGTATTTCGCGCGGCCCGTCGTGCGCCGCTACGTCGCCGGTGTTCCGCAGAACATCGACGGCGTGTAACGTCACCGCTAGTACCCGAGGCGACACCGTAGGGATTCGCCGCCTCGCGTCGCGCACCGTTGGGAACGCGTCGCTACCTCATCCGTAGCAACGCCACCCCCGAAAGGTGCAGAACAATGACGTACCTCGACAATCTCTATGACAAGCGCGAGGGGCTCGGCGCCACCGTCGAGGGCATCCTCACCCGTGCGGCCAACGAGGGCCGCGAGATGACCGACGACGAGCGCACCCGCGTCGAGGCGATCAACGTCGAGTGCCGTGGCCTCGACAACGCCATCGCCGACGTCGAAAAGATGGAAGACGGGCGCGCCAAGTTCGCCGAGATGGCCGGACGCCGCGCCGAGCGCGCCGAGCGCGAGGAACGCGCACGGGGCCGTGACGCCGAGGCCAAGCCCGAGACGACCGAGGGCGGCAACAAGGCGCCCGCGCTGCCGCGCACGTACGGTCAGCGCGTCATCGAGTCGCCCGAGTTCAAGGCGTTTCAGGGGACGGGCACCTCGGGCAAGATCTCGCTTCCCGGGCTGCTGACCGCGCGCCCCCGGCTCGTCGAGGCGCGCGCCGCCATCACTACCGGCGACCTCGACGTGCCCGTCTACACCTACGACGGGCTCGCCACCCCGCCGCCGCTCACCCCGCTGCTCAACGCCGTGGGCCACGTGCGCACCTCGTCGGGCTCGGTCGAGTATCTGACGTGGGACGACGCGTCTGCGGCGCAGGAGGTCGCCGAGGGTGACCTCAAGCCCGAGGCATCGATCACCCCGACGCCTACGGCGCTTTCGCTGACGACTTACGCGCACTGGAAGGCCATCACCCGGCAGGCGCTTGAGGACGTCCCGCAGATTCAGTCCATCGTCGACAACAAGTTGCGGCAGGGGCTGCTTGTCGCCCTCGATGACGCGGCTGCGGACGCCATCAACAACGCCACCCTCGACGAGACGGCGATTGCCGATCTCGGCGGGCTGTCGGGCGCCATCCGCACGGCGATGGGTGTCGTCGAGGCCAAGGGCTACCGCCCGAATACGGTGCTGCTCAACCCCGCCGATTTCGCTGCGCTCGACGTGTCGGCATCGGTCAGCGCCAACGCCGGGCCGGTCGCCCCCTCGACGTATTGGGGACTTACCCCCATCGCGTCGAGCAAGGTCGACGAGGGCACCGCCTACGTGGGCGATTTCTCGCAGGGTGTGACGTGGTTTGACCGGGGCGACGAGGCGGTTTACCTCACCGACTCGCACTCGGACTACTTTGTGCGCAACCTCCTGGTCATCCTCGCCGAGATCCGGGGCGCGTTCGCCGTCACCGAGCCCGCTGCGCTCGCCAAGGTGACCGTCACGCCCACCGAGCCGGTCACCGCCAAGGCCAGCAAGTAACACCGGGCCGGGCGCTACCCATGACCGACCCGACGACGCCCGATCCCACCCCCCGTAAGCGGGCGGGTGGGATCGGGCGCGCCCTCGGTGACGTCGAGCCGCCGAGCCGCGACGCGGTGCGGGCATGGGCGCAGATCGGCGCTGCGGTCACCGACGAGCAACTCGACCAAGTGATCGAGGCGGAGGTGGCGATCCAAGCCGCCACGTGCGATCTCGGCGACGGTCCCGCCTACCCGCCCGAGATGACGCAAGCGCTGTACCGACGGGTGGCACGCGAGTGCGCCGCCCGTGGCCTGCCACTCGGGCTCACCGACGTGTCGGGCGAGTACGGGCCAGCGCGCATTCCGACGTGGGATGCCGAGATCACCCGTCTTGAGGCATCCCGCAAGGCGGTGCCCATCGCATGAGCGTCGCGCAGACAACCCGAGCCGATATCGCCTACGCGCTGTCGACCGTCGAGGGTGTGACCGGCTACGAGGTGCAGCCCAACACCCCCACCACCGGCGACGCGTGGCCGGTGTGGGCACAGACCGAGTTCGTCTCGATGGTCGCATTCACGATGACTTGGGACGTCTACGTGGTGCTACCGGCGGCAGATCTCGCGACCACCACCGCCGAGGCCGACCCGTGGGCCGAGTCGATTGCGTGGGCGCTGTCCAAGATTGGGGTTGTCAATTGGGTGCAGCCCTCACGCGTCATGACCGACCCGGTGAGTAATGCCGCACCGGCGCTCACATTCAACATCTCGACCACCTAGGAAGGCGCCGAAATGGCTATCGATTCCCGGCTGCTCAATGGCACGCTCACCCTCGGTGACGACGAGGTGCCTTTCGAGTGCCAGATCACCAACGCTGTCATCGAGCAAGAGGACGGCGACGAGGACGACACGGTAACCACGCTGTGCGGCGACACTATCGGCGGCGGCACCTCCCCCGGCCCGTGGCACATCACCGGAACGGTCATTCAGGATTTCGACGCTGCCGACGGCGGCGTCATCAAGTGGTCGTATGACAACCGGAACACCGACGAGCCGTTCACGTTCACCCCCAATGACAAGACGACAACCCCGACCATCACCGGCATTGTCGGCGTCAAGTTCCTCGGGCTCGGTGGCGACGTCAATACCCGCATCACGCGCGATTTCGATTGGTCGATCACCGAGGAACCGACGTTCACGTGGCCGAGCGCGCAGCCCGGTGGCGGCGCCGACCCGAGCACCTCGACCATCGCCGCGAGCCCGACGAGCATCGAGGCCGACGGCACCTCGACCTCGACCATCACCGTGACCGCCAAGGATTCGACCGGCGGCGCGGTGAGCACCGGCGGCGCAACCGTCGTGGTCACCTCGGATCTCGGCACCGCCGGGGCGGTCACCGACAACGGTGACGGCACCTACACCGCCACGCTGACGTCGGGCACTGACGCGGGCACCGCCACCGTCGGGTTCACCGGCAACGGCACCACCGGCACGGCGACGACCGAGGTCGAGTTCACCGAGCCCGCGCTCGCCACGAGCAAGACGAGCCGCAAGGCGTAGCCCGATGCCGCAGGCGGTGAGGTTCGTCGGGTGGGACTCGTTTTCGCGAGCCCTCGCGTCCTCGCCTGCCATCTTCGATGCCGCCTACAAGCCCGCCGTCGGGCAAGTGGCCTCGATCATCACGAGCGCAGCCCGCGCGCGCACACCTACCCGGCGCGGCGGGCTGCGCGCGACCGTCCGACCCGACACCTCGAACACCGGCGGTGTCGCATGGGGCACGGCGTACGGCGGCGTCATCCACTACGGGTGGCCCGCGCATTCCATCGCCCCGCACCCGTTCGCGCTCGACGGCGCGAACGCCACCCGCGCCCGTTGGCTCGGCATCATCGAGAAAGCCAACGAGCGTGCCCTCGAAATCATCGGAGGCAAGGCAGCATGACCGAGGAACCTACCCCCTCAACCCCGACCATCGACTTGACGCAACTCAAGATCACCCCGCGCGAGACGGCGCAATGGGAGATCGCGCTCGGGATGCAACTCTCCCAGATGCCCGAGTCGTATCAGGGTGCGATTGCGCTGTGGAAGATCATGCGCACCAAGGGCGCGCCGCTGACCATCGACGAGGCGCTCGACTCGGATTGGCAAACGATTCAGAGCGCCATGCTTGAGGCGTCCGCCGAGTTTCAGTCGGACCCTACACAGGCCGCGAACAAGCCGAAGAGTGGCAAGCGCAGCGGCTCGAACTAGCGAAAATCGGCTATCTGTACCGCATGCCGTTGCACGAGGTGGAAAACCTCCCGTGGGAGGACATCTACCTCATGGTGCAGGCGGTGAAAGAGATCGAGGGTGACGGCAAGGGAAAGGGGTGATCACCGGTGGCAACCGCCCGGCTGCGCGTCATCGTCGATGCCTCGACGAGTGCCGCCACATCCTCGCTGTCCAAGTTGGGCGGCGGCATCAAGGTTGCCGCCGCCGGGTGGACGGCTGCGGCGGGTGCCGTCGGCGGGCTCGCCGTCTCGTCATTCAAGACCGGCGTTGCGTTCAACACCTTGAACCAAAAAGCCAACGCGTCGTTTAAGACCATCCTCGGCTCGGCGTCCGCCGCCGACAAGATGATGAGCGATATCAGCAAGTTTGCGCAGACCTCGCCATTTCCCAAGCAAGCATTTATCGAGGCGTCGCAGCAAATGCTGGCGTTCGGTTACTCTGCCGACGACGTGATCCCCGCCCTTAACGGTATCCAAAATGCCGTCGCCGCCGCCGGTGGGTCGTCGCAGGATCTGTCCGACATCACGTTTGTGATGGCGCAGATTCAGGCCGCAGGAAAGATCACCGGACAGGACCTAATCCAACTCGGTCAGCGAGGCATCAACGCCGCCGACTTGATCGGCTCGCAGATGGGGAAGACCGGCCCCGAGATCAAGAAAATGATCACCGACGGGGCGCTCGGCGCAGGTGACGCGCTCGACGCGCTGACCGCCGGGATGAATACCAAGTTCGCCAACGCCGCCGATAACGTCAAGGCAACGTGGGTCGGCGCAACCGACCGCATCTCGGGCGCGTTCCGTGACATCGGCTCGGCGATGGCCGAACCTTTCGTGTCGCAGAAAGGCGGCGGGCTCGCCGTCGGGTGGGCTAACGGCATCGCCGACGTGCTGCGCGGGCTCATCCCGGTGATTCAGGAAGTCACCGATAAGGCGATCAAGATGTTTGGCCCGCAACTCAAGGCGGCGGGCGATGTGCTCGATTTCGTGTCGGGCAAACTTAAGGGCATCGACGCGGGCAAGGCTGCCGACTCGATGCTCAAGTTCGCCCCCGCGCTCGGCACCCTCACCGGCGGTTTCGCCGCGCTCACCGGCGGGCTCGGCGCCAACATCCCCGTTGTCGGCGGGCTGCTCAAGTCGATGTCGGGGCCAATCGGCATCGTCGTGGCCGCGCTCGCCGGGCTCATCGCCACGTCGCCACAGTTGCAGCAAATGCTCGGCGGCGTCTTGCAGTCGGCACTACAGGCATTGCAGCCGCTGCTACCGGTGATCTCGACAGCGCTGACGACCCTCGTCGGGGTGCTCGGGCAGGTCATCACCGCACTTGCCCCGCTTATCCCGATCATCGCCGGTGCATTCGTCAGCGCGCTACAGACCGTCATCCCTGTGGTCATGCAAATTGCCTCGACGTTGCTGCCGATGCTTGCCAATGTGCTCGCCGTTGTTGTTAGCGCACTGGCGCCGGTCATCCCGATTATCGGCAAGTTGTTCACCGCAGCACTGTCGGCGATCATCCCGCCCATCATGACAATCATCAAGGCATTGCTGCCGGTATTCATCGCGTTGACTCGGATCCTGACCCCGATCATTGCCGCCGTGGTGAACGTCTTCAAGATTTTGGCGCCGCCGATCATGACCATCGTGCGCACCGTGCTGCCGCCCTTGATTCGCATTCTCATGACCGTGATGGCGGCATTTAAGCCCATCATTCCCGTGGTGCTGCGCCTGGCTACCCAGATCATCAAGTTGGCGCTGTCGGCAATCATGCCGTTGCTGCCCGTGATTTCGAAATTGATCAAGGCATTGCTGCCCCTCGTGCCGCCCATTCTTAAGGTGGTCGGCGTAGTGGTCAAGTTGCTTGACGCCCTCATGCCGGTAATCAATGTCGTGGTCACCCTCGCCGCAAAGTTGGTGGGGGCGCTGCTGTCCGCGCTCATTAAGTTGGCAAATGGCCCCATCAAGTTGGTGGCGAAAGCCCTCGACGGCGTGGCCGATGCAATTTCATGGGTGGTCACGCAGGTGCAGCGGCTCATTGATTGGTGTAGTCGGCTCAAAATGCCCAAGTGGCTCAATAGCGGGGGCTCGACCATCGGCAAGATTTTCAAGTCGACCCCGCCGCCCCCGCAGACTGTCACCACGACGGGCTACGCCGCCACGCGCGGCACCTACTACGCCCCGGTGCCCGCCGGGCGTGCGCTGCGCGCACCGTCGGTCACCGGCACCAACGGCGGCGGCGTGACCATCAACTTGACGGTCAATGCCCCGATGGGTGGCGGCGACGCCATCGCCCGCACCATTGAGGCTGAGTTGACGCGGCTGTCTCGGCGCCGTGGCGGGCTGCGGCTCGGCGGGCCGCTCGCCCTCGGGGGGGTGGCGCCAGGATGAGCCCGGCACCTACCCCGCTCGCTGCCGTCGTTGCCATCGATGGGCAGGACGTCGCCGAGACGGGCGATGGCTACTACACCGGCGCGCCGACGGTGCTTTCCGGTGCGACGGTCACGTGGGGGCGCGGCACCGTCGTCGACCAACCCGACGTCTCGTCGTGCACGTTCACCGTTGCCCGCTCGGCTGCCGGTGCGTCCGGGTTCGTGCGCAGCCTCAACGTGGGGCGCCGCGTCGACTTGTCGGTGTCCGCGACCGTCTACCCCGACCCGACGATCTCGACGTTCCTCGACCCAGGCTTTGATGACCCCTACGCTCCGCAGATCCCGTCTGCGAACGCGATGGCCGCGACCACTGACGGTCGCATGTGGCTACGTGCGCGTGACCCGCTGCGGTCGGTCGGCCTCATCCTCGCCCCGGCACCGTTCGTCCCTACCGGCACCGCACCCGATGCGTGGGATGCCATCCCGGCGACCGCACTCGGGCAGACGTGGGGTTACGGGCTCGACGTGCTGGCGCCGCTCGGCGCCGTCGTCGAGGTGCGCCCGGTGTTGTACGCCGCCCCGTGGGCGGAATCCCGTTACTACACAATCCTTGACGAGCCCTTGACGCTCATGGGTGACGGCGCCGTGCACACCCTCGCCGGGACGTTCACCCCCGAGGTCGCCGGGGCATGGGTGGGGCTCGGCGTGCACGTCTACCCCAACGGGCTGCGCTGGCAGGAGGTCGACCCGGCGCAGACGTGGGCCGACATCGACCCGGCGTGGACGTGGCTCGACTACGGCACAACGTGGCTCGACAACGTGCTCGTCACCGCGCCGAGCGGTGGCACCGTGCGCTCGGTGCTCGTTTTCTCGGGCCGGATCACCGACCAAGAGGCCCATTTCGACCCCGACACCGACCGCTTCAATGGCGGCATGGTCGTCGTCGAGATGACGGCGCAGGATTTCACCGCCGACCTCGCGAACAACCGCATAGGCGACGACCCGTGGCCGGTCGAGTCGATGGGCACCCGCGTCGACAAGATCCTCACCCTTGCTGGCACCGGCGTGACCGCCGATGTCGCCCCCACCCTCGCGCCGATCCTCGTCTCGTATCGCGACGTCGACTCGCAGCCCGCCGCCGGGCTCATCACCGAACTTGCCGCCACGGTCGATGGGGTGGCGTGGTCGGCGACGCACGCGGTCAGCGGCCCGTACTACAAGATCGAGGATCCCGCCGAGCGCGCCTCGGTGCTGACGCTCGGTGTGGACGGAACGACGGGGCTCGTCGTGGTCATCTCGACGAGCCCGGCGGGCGGCATCTCGCTGTCGTCGTGCGACGTGCTGCTCGACCCGGTGCGGTTCGTGCAAGACGTCTCGGACACCTCGACCCGGGTCGACGTCACGTGGCTTGAGCAAGGCACCGACGACGAGGGCAAGATCACCACCACCGACCGGCACGTGGTCATCGTCGACCCCGGGCTAGAGGCCGACCTCGGGCAGCGCGGCGTATCGCTGACCACGCAACTACAGTCCGCCGACGACGCGACCGACGTCGCGCACCACTTGCTCACCCGCGTCACCGAGCACGGGTGGCGACTGTCGGGGGTCACGTGGGCCACCCGCTACACCGACTGGCGCGCCGAGGACATCCTCAACGCCTTGACGCTGCTCGACGGCACAACCCGCATCGGGCAGCCCTTGACCATCACCGACCTACCCGACTGGACACCCACCGACGACGACAGTGCCGACACCTACGTCGAGGGCGGCACCTACACCGTGGACGAAACCGGCGCGTGGCAATTCGACCTCACCATCTCGTCGACCGTGCGCGGCACCGGCTCGTCGGTCCCGTGGGCCGACCTCGACCCCGCGTGGCGGTGGCAAGACTTCGACCCGGGCGTGTCCTGGCTCGACCTACTCGGCGTCACCGGCCCCTAGGAGGA